GGAGTCGCCCTGCTGATCGGCGGAGCAGGCGCCGTCCTGCGCTTCGTCACGAGGAGAAGCCGCGCCTGATGCAGCCGACCGTCTCCGTCCTCATCCCCGCGCACAACGAGGCCGAGACGATCGGGGAGCTGGTCCAGGCCTGCCTGGACCAGCCCTACCCGATCGAGCAGCTCATCGTCGTCGCCGACTCCTGCAAGGACAACACGGCCGAGGTCGCCCGCCAGGCCGGCGCCACCCTCGTCCTCGAGACCACGTTCGCCGACAAGGCCGCGAACCAGAACCACGCCCTGCCGCACATCACCGGCGACGTCATCGTGGGTTTCGACGGCGACTCCAAGCCCGAACCGGACTGCATCAGCCGCATGGTCGCGGACATCGCCCGCGGCTACGACGCCACCTGCTCCAGCATCCTGCCCTTGCAGGAGACCGGCTTCTTCATCGAGGCCCGCCGCTTCGCGTACAGCCTCGGCTCCCAGTGGTGGCGCATCTGCCAGCGCACCGTCGGCCGCCTCCAGGTCCTCACCGGCGCCTCCTACGCCTTCCGCACGGACGTCGTCCGCGCCGTCGGCGGCTTCCCCAACGGCCTCATCAGCGCCGACATGGACATCACCTGGAAGCTCCACGAAGGCGGCTACAAGACCTGGTACACCGCCGACGCGCTCACCCTCACCGTGGACCCCGAGAACTGGCACGAATACACCCAGCAGATGCCCCGCTGGGCGGCCGGCTACTTCCAGAACGTCGCCCGCTACAAGCGGCTCATGTGGAACTGGCGCAGCCTGCTCACCGTCGGAACCGCCATGTTCGACCTGGTCACCCTCTGGTGGTGGCTGGCCGTCGTGATCTACAACCTGGTCACCTGGCAGCACCTGTCCATGTTCCGGTACATGGGCTACTGGGCGGCCGGACACACCGCGCTGACCACCTACCTGGTCTCCCGCGTCGTCGGCTGGAAGAAGGCCGCCCTCGGCTTCCTCCCGTACACGCTGCTGAACTTCTACAACAAGTACCTGTACACGAAATCGATGTTCCGGGAATGGCTGCTCGGCCGGCACTACGCCGCCTGGACTGGACGCAGCGGCCGCAAGACCGTCATCACTCCCATGACTATGTCCCGCCGCTGGGCGCTCGGCCAGACCGGAGCCGTCCTCGGCGCCGTCGGCACCCTGATCGGCGGCTACCTCGGCAGCACGCCGCTCTTTGCCGCAGGCGTGGCCGGAGTGATCGCCGCCCCGCTCGCCGTGTTCCCGTGGCGCGGCAGCGGCAAGCGCCGCGCAACACAGCCCGCACCGCCGCCTGTTGCGGCGACGGCCCCGATGCCGGCCCTCGTCGACGAGGACACCGTGCAGATCCCGCGCGTCCGCGTGGCCAAACTCCTCGACCCCGACACAGAGACGACGCTGAACGTGGCCCTCCCACGCCAGCGCACCGCCTGGTCGCCGACACACGAAGGAAGCGCGCGATGAACGACCTCACCTTCGGCCGGCCCTTCGTCCTGCGACGCGACCGCGACATCAGCGATGTCTCAGGGACGGGCATCATCGCCGACGGCATCGTCTTCCCCGACGGGCACGCCGCGATCCACTGGCGCGGCCGGTGGCCGCTCACCACACCGCACCCGGACGGCCTCGAGTCGATCCTCGCCATCCACGACCACGGCGGCCGCGGCGACTTGCACGTCATCTGGCCTCAGCAGTCCACGAAGGGCCGGGAGATCCTGGCGGCGGCCGTCGGCCGGGCCTACGCGCTCGCCGGCCGGTGGGAGTCCGCGCACGGCTCATCCATGTTCCTCGTGAACGCTGCGGGCGCCGAGCTGCGCGACGTGCTGGACGACTCCGGGACTGATCCCGCAGAAGTCGTCCACCTGACGACGAATGACCAGGTCACGGCCATGTCTGGGGTGGACGACATGGCGGCCGCCGAATGCTCCGCCCAGCACCGCGGCTTCGACGATGGCCGCCAATGCATCCGGGCTGCGCAGCATCGCGGCGATCACGTCGACGAGCGCGGCTTCCACTGGTCCGACACCGTCGCCGTCTATCCGGTCGCCGGGGATCAGCTACCGCCCAACCAGGGCCCGTTGACCGGCATCGAGGTCCGCGATCCGTGCCCGCACTGCGAGGACTGCCGACTTGTCCCGCGTCGGCAGATGATGGTTCACCTGCGGGAACAACATCCCGGCGCCACCTGCGATTTCCCGCTCGGCTGGCGCGTTGCGAAGGCCTACGCCTTCGACGAGCACGACCCCAAATGCAGCTACACCCGCACCCGCGGTGCTCTGCTGTGCGACTGCCACGTCCTCTTCCCCGAGCAGCGGTCCAACTCATCCCTGCGCAAGCGCATCGACGAGGCAATCGGCGACGCGTGGCAGGCGGGGCTGAATCACTCGAGCGGCGAGCGCGTGCGCAGGGAGATCGGCGACGCCGTGATGGCCATCGTCGACCCCGCGCTCGCTGCCGCCGAGAACAGCTGCGACCTTCCGCACGAGATGGAGGCCTGACCGTGACCATCGCAGTGGACTTTGACGGCGTGATCCACGCCTACAGCAAGGGCTGGCACGACGGCAGCATCTATGACGGACCCGTACCCGGCGCCATCGACGCACTGCGGCTCCTCATGGACACGGACGCCGTCTTCATCCACACCACCCGCGACGCCGGTCAGGTAGCCACCTGGCTCCTCAATCACGGCCTACCGGTCCGCGTGGGCGGCGATGAAGGACGCGTCTTCTGGAACGAGCGAGGAAGCCTGCTCGTCACCAACCGAAAGCTCCCCGCCCGCGTCTACATCGACGACCGCGCCCTGCACTTCCAGAACTGGGACCAGGCTCTGCTCGAACTCGGACGGCGGGGCATCTGACATGGGCCGCCGTATCAAGGCCGCCAACGTCGAGCGGCTGCTTATCGACCACGGCCACGAGTTCTCCGAGTTCGAGGCGGGGGAGTGGGACCCGGGCTTCCGCGTCGCCCAGGCCGGGCCACGCCAGGTCAATGTCTACTACGACGGGCCCGACGAGGCCGACCAGCTCGAGGCCATCGCCGCGGAACTCCGTGACGCCGGCTACTCCGTCATCGCCACGCAGCAGGACCGCGGCGGCCGCCGGCGCCTGGAGGTGACCCAGCCGTGACCACCCTCGCACCCGAACCAACCACCACCGGCACCGACAACGCCGACGGCCCCGTGCACGCCGTGTGCTGCGTCGAAGACGTCGCCATATGCGGAAAGGACGTCACGGGCGATCCGTGGGTGAGCGACGACGAAGAGCTCACGTGCGTCGTCTGCATCGACCTCAGCACCCAGAGGTGTCCGAGGTGCGGCCAGTGACCACTCAGCGCGACCCATCAGCGATGCAGCCCGCCTTCGCCCGCGGCTTCCGCCTCCACGTCGGCGGCCGCATCCTCCACGGCGCCGAGTTCCCCACGCGCCGCGTCCTCGTCGTCGACGACCCCGAGTACGGGCTGTGCACGGCCGCCATGTCACTCGACGAGCTGCTCAAGGGCTACGTGAACCCGCGGGTCGAATGGCCCGGCGACCAGCTGGTGCCCAGCGAGCTGCTCTACGGCCTCATCAACATCGTCGCTTTCCCCGGCAGCTTCACCCCGCCCGCCAAGCCGTATCCCGAGGATGCGGTGCGCGCCGTCCTTGCCCAGCTCACGAAGTACCTCGGCTACGACGTCGTCGAACGCGCCGCCGAGGCATCCCAAGGAAAGGAGCAGCCCTGATGGGCGCCACGAAGCGGATCATCTTGGTCGAGCGTCACGAGTGGACGCTCAAGCAGCCCGCCCACCACACGGAGGTCGAGAAGGCCGTTTCAGTGGCCGAACAGGACCGGGCGCGGCTTGCAACCCGAGGCGTCCAGACCGAGGACGTGCACGTCCACGGCGGCGATGACGAGCTCGTCATCTCGTTCCAGGCTGAGCGGCCCAAGAACCCCAAGCGGCCCGGCTACCGCGGAAGCGACGACGACGTGGCGGTGGCCGATGCCTGAGCAGGAAGGCGAGTTTCGTCTCGTCATGCCGTTCGTGATCGTCAAGAGCCAAGGCGGCCCGTACGATGACGCGGCCTTCGCCGCCGGGATGACGTGCGGCCAGTTCTGGACCGAGCTGCAACAGCTGTCCGTGCATGGCGCGACGCCCAGGCCCCGATATGTACGACCGGAACACATCCCCCAGCTCGACCTCATCGCCATGCACTTCAACTACACGATCAAGGCTGGAGACACCGACGAAGCGTCCGGCTACCAGCGGATCGACTTCGGACCGCAGTACGACGGGCCGTGACATGGCCAGTCAGGACACCGGTGCGTGGCAGGCGCGGGCGGCCTGCGCAGGCGACGACCTGGACCTGTTCTTCTCCAATCCCCAGGTCGGTCTCCGCATCTGCGCCGGCTGCACCGTGCGCCCCGAATGCCTCTACGACGCGCTCGCGATGGAGATCCCCAGCGCCCGCCACGGCGTCCGGGGCGGCCTCACCGCAGACGAACGCAACGACGTGCCGCCCCTGCCGCGGAAGCGCTCCGAGGCCATCGAAGTACTCCGTGGACACCTCGCCACCGTGACGCCCGAAGCGGGCACGCCCGAAAGGACAGACCAGACAGTGAACGACACCCCAGCCACCCCGCCGGCAACCTCCCCGAAGACCGAGAGCTTTCCCCTGGGCCACCTCCTGAAGTGGGGTGACGAGCACGCAGACCCGCAAGTCCGCGACCAGGCGGCGGCCGCCCGCGAGAACCTGGCCGGCCTCCGCAAGCGCCACGCCGCGGATCAGGAGCTGACGGCCATCAACGACGAGGCCGAAGCCCTGGAGAAGCGGCTCGCTGAACTCCGCGCCCGCGAAGCCGAACTGACCCCGCCGAAGCAGAAGAAGTCACGCTCCCGGAACCCCGTCGACTACCCCGCAGCCGAGATCCGCACCTGGGCGAAGACGGCCGGCGTCCACTGCCCGCCCGTCGGCCGCGTGCCGAAGCAGGTCGTCGACGCCTGGCGCGCCGCGACCCGTCAGGAGACCGACGGTGCAGACGCCTGAGGGCAGCCCGGCATCATGCGCCAAGCCCGGCATCCCCGGGTACCGGCGTGGCTGCCGCTGCGCGGGGTGCCGGGCCGCGAACACCGCGAAGTGCCGGGCAGGACGCGAACGCCGCGTCGCGCGGGCGGACACCTCCGACTTCGAGCACGGAGTCAGCGGCTACAAGAACTGGAAGTGCCGCTGCCCCGTCTGCACGACGGCGAACACGGATTACGGCCGGCCGCGCGTGCAGGCCTTCGAGGAACGGCACTCCGGGCACGCGACCCCGAACAGCGGCGCCTTCTGGAAACCGGAGGAGATCCAGCTGGTGCTCCGCGACGGCATCCCGCTCGCCGAGTTCGCCATCCAGCTCGGCCGCTCCTACAGGTCCGTGTACGCGAAGCGATACACGCTCAGGAAGACGAAGGAGGTACGGCGTGCAGACGCTCGATGAGCTGGTGGCCGACCTCGTCGACCGCTACACCGGCGACAAGGACCACCCCGGCGACGGCGGCCCCGGCCTCATCCACCGGCTCGACACCCTCGGCCTGCGCACCCGCCAGCCCCGCGACGGCGGCCACGCCCCGCCCGGCAGCCGGCCGCCGACCTCGCTCGAGGCCGTGTCCTGGTCGCAGCGCATCAAGGTCGAGGCGATCGGCCTGGACATGCGGCTGCGCGGCTCCGCGCGCACCCAGCCCTGGTACCGGGCGCTCAAGGCGATCCCGCCCGGGGCGGAGAACGCTGGCCGGGAGCGGGAAGTTCGCAGCATCGTGAGCCAGTGGCACGGCACCGTCCTCACCGTTCTCGGGCTGCGCGGGCCGTCGGTGCACTTCCGGCTGTGCCTGTGCCTGTCGTGCGGGCAGCGGACCGTGTACGGGCGCGCGGACGACGACCGGCCGCGCGCCTGGTGCGTCAACGACGCGTGCGAGGACGGCGATACGGGTGCACCTGCCCGGTACGACGGGCCGCGGCTGTACCTGCTGACGGAGAACCGGGCGGCGGACGCCGAGTTCGAGCCGCCAAGATCAAGTGCGAGATAGTCAAAGAAAGTTGGACCCAACCGCTTGTGGCAGGTCGTACTTTCTCGTACTGTGGTTTACAGAGGTTGAGGCAAACACCCCAACCACACCGTGGGGAGGACCCGACATGCACACCACGCTCTTCCACTCCATCGAACTGATCGAACCCGGCGACCTCGTCCTCTACCACGGCTCCCTCACCGACCTGCACGGCCTCTGGCTCGCCATCCCCTGCCCCTGCCGCGCCTGCCACGCCATGGACGCCCTCGGCCTGCCCGACGTCCGCTTCGCCCTCGCCGACCCCTGGGGCGAACGCCCCGGCCCCATCCACGCCCACCGCGAATCCCTCACCCGCTCCGCCGCCTGCGGCTGAGCACACAGACCAGGCGGCCGAGCCATCCCCCAACTCGACCGCCATCCCGGGCCGCGCCCCGCACTTCCCCCGAGCGGGGCGCGGCTCACCCCACAACTCAACACCGAAGCGCCGTAGCTCAGTTGGCAGAGCAGCGACCCTCTAAGTCGCAGTGCGCGGGTTCGAGTCCCGTCGGCGTTACTTCAATTCCCCTTCCAGTGACTGGAGTTACCCATGCGCGTGCGCATCGCTGTCGCCACGCTCGGCATGAGCGCCGTGGCCTTCCTGACCGCCTGCTCTTCCGGCTCCGCCGACCCGGACGGTCAGGGCGCCGCGGTGACGTGCGAGAGCTTCGTCAAGGACCGATTGAAGTCGCCTGGCAGCGCCAAGTTCCCCGGCGTCACGGACCCCGACTACGCCAAGATCATCACGGTCAGCGGCAAGAAGCCCTGGAAGTACCAGATCAACGGCTACGTCGACAGCGACAACAGCTTCGGCGCCAGTGTCCGCAGCGACTACGTGTGCACCGTGTCCACCAAGAACGGCGACACCTGGCACCTCGACTACATGCGCATCACCGAGCGCCAGTAGCCCACCGACCGCCCGGCGGCCGTACACGCGACCCGCGCACCAGCGCACCGACTCGCTACCGGCCGCCGGGCCTCACAGGAGAGACACAATGATCATCATCAATCCTGGCTCTGGCCCCGTCTCGGAAGCCACAGAAGAGAACGCAACGGGCAACACGGCCGTGTTCGTCCTCGACCTCGGCGCCAAGGGCCTCCCGGTCAGCGACGCGGTCCGGCACCCGGAAGCCGACTACGGAGACGGCCGCTACGCCTTCACTCTCGCCATGGCCGACGGACGCAGCATCGAGATCCAGATGCCTGGGCTGCCCGTCGAACGCGTGCGTTACCTGGGCGAGGACGGCCAGAACATCTGGGACTTCCCCCGCCTCTACGTGGACGACTCGTCCTGGGTGTGGAACTACGCCCTCGACGCCTGCGAGCCGGACGACGAGGACGACGACCGATGAACACCAGCCCCTTCGGCATCCCCACCGGCCCCGTCGACACCAGACCGGCCGGCTTCTACGAGTCCAACGAGCAGGCCGCGATCCTGCGCGAGACGCTTAGCAACGCCGGCCTCGAACTGGGCCAGTACGAGCGGATGCTCGTCGACTGGCTGTCCCGCTGGGACTGGGCGACGGTCGCCGTCATCGCGTCCTGGGTGGCGCGCGCCGCGGCGGCCCGCGAGACGGAGAAGGACACCCGCGGCGGCGACCAGCCGCACGAGGGCGAGTCCACTCCGGCGCCGGAGCCGACGCAGTGCGCCACCGACGGCAGTGGGGGAGAGGACCAGTGAGCCAGACGCCCGCCATGACCGTCGTCACGCGCCGCGCACTCGTGCGCCAACTCGTCGAGGACGACCCGACATTGAGCCAGCGCGCCATCGCAGCTCAACTCGGCGTCAGCAAGGACACCGTGCGCCGCGACCTCGAAGAGATGAGCCGCGCGCAGAGCCACACCGAGCCGGAGCCCGCCGCGGATGAGCCGCAGGCCGCGCCAGCGCCCACCGGCCAGACGCCCCCCAGTGCGCCACCGGGCTACCTACTGCTCCAGCTCGACGAGCCGCTGCGCCAGGCCCTCGCCGCACTGCGCGCCACCGTCGGCGCGGCCGACACCCACGAGCAGAACGTCAAGGCTGCCCGCGCCGCGATCCGGTCCGTGGCAGACGTCGTCCTCGAGGAGCAGGGCATCGCGCCGGCTGCTGTCGATAAGGGCGAGTGACCGCCATGACCGAGCAGCCTGAACCGATCGTGCAGATCACCCGCTACGAGGTGTCCGTCCTCCCCGAGAACGACATCAACCGGAGCGTCTTCACGATCTACGTGGAGAACCGCGGCGATGACCGGTGGGCCGTCGTCCGGCGCCGCGAGTGCATGAACGCCAAGGGCGAGTGGTCCTACGAACTCCGCCCCTCCGAACGCGACGACGAGTGGCTGGCCGACCACCGCTTCAACCGGGTGACTGCGCTGGAGCTGGCGAAGTGGGCTGCCCCGCGGATCGTCGCCAACGGCCACACCGCAGTCGACGCGTACCGCCGAACCCACCCCGCATGACGACGAGCGCGGGCGCCGCAGCTGGAACCTGCGGCGCCCGCACCACCCCGAACCCTACGACCAGGAGCCTGACCATGACCGAACGCCAGACGACCGCCCGCGAATCGATCGAGAACCTGTGGGACCGGGCCACTCCCGTCCGCCCCCTGCTGGACACCCACCGCGCCGAGATCACTGAAGGCAACGCCGACTGGCTCGACAGCGTTGGCGAGGTCGACGCGGCTCGCCTGCTGCGCGCGGTAGCCGCTGACCTTCGCGCGGCCATCGCTACCGCTGGGGGTGCGCGGTGAGCGCCGACACCACACACGACAACCTCGCCGTCGACCAGCTGCCCACCCTGGGCGAACTCGGCGGCCCGTGTCCCTGCGGTCGCGGCGAAACCATCGGAACCTGCCACTTCACCAGCAACCGCATGTGGTTCCGCGTCTTCCACGACGGCAGCACCAGCTTCCACTGGGAGAACGCCGCCGACTGGGTGTGCGTCGACTGCATCGCCGACATCGCCATCGCGGTCGCGACCGGGGAGATCCGTGCCGCGATCCGCCGCATTGGCCAAGAACGCCACGCCGCCCCGCCGACCATCGCCTGAATCGTCCCGCCCGTGGGGGCCACACCAGCCCCCACCCCCAACCCGGAGAACCCCATGACCGACCAGACCGAGACCACCGCATCGCCATCGAACCGGCGGGCGTTCGTCCACAACGCGATCACTGACGCACTGTCCGCCGCAGGGGACTGGGTGCCGCTGAGCGTCCGCATCGCCGCAACCCGGGCAGCACTCGCCGAGGTCGACGCCTGGTACGCAGGAGGCGCCCCGCCCGCTGCTGCTGGTGTGGCGCCCGCCGCCAATCAGACCGACCTCGGCACCGAGTTCGTCCGCCAGGCCGACCAGCCGGACGAGGCAGCAATCGCCGCCTTTGAGGCCAGCCTGCCGGAGCACACCGAGCCCAAAGCCGACTCAAAGGCCGAGCGCCGCGACCGGTACGCCGCAGCCATGGCGAAGCGGGACGGCGACACGTGGCCGACCCAGTACGCGGACGACGAGGCCGACTACCGGCGGCGCGCCGACGCGGTGATGGCTGTCGCGGACGCCGAACAAGCCGAACTGCAGGGCCGCCTCGCCCACCTGCAGACGACCAGCGAGGCTGCCGGGATCCTGCTCGCCCGCACAACCGACCACCGCGACCGATTCCAGGCCGCCATCGAGCGCGTTCAGGGCGTGCTGCCGTTCGCTGAGCAGGTCGCCGCAACCTCCGGGCCGGGCCCGGCCTCCGCTGTGAACGCCGTCCTCGACCGGCTGCGCGCCGCCCTCGACGGCACCGAACCCGCTGCCGCGTCTGTCGTCGATCAGACCGAGCCCGACGACACCGACCTGACCGAGGCGGACATCGACCGGATGATGGCCGCCAGTGTGCCTGTGCAGATCGTCACCGCGCCGCCGCAGACCTACGCTGCCGCGCCTGCCGTCGACCGGGCCGCCGTCCTCCGTGAAGCCGCCGACGCCCTTGGCCGCATGGACTACGACGCCGACAGCAACGACTACGGCTACGACACGTACCGCGACGCCTGGAACGGCGGGGTGATGGACGGCGCCGACCTGCTGCGCCGCCTGGCCGACGAGGCGCAGCAGCAGCCCGCGGCGCACGTCTACCTGTCCACCGGCTGCCTGCACGGCCAGCACGGCTACTGCTCGAACGTCGACGGCATCGCCGGGCTGAAGAAGCCCGCGCAGTGCAAGTTCTGCGCCGCACCATGCGTCTGCCCCTGCCACCACAAGACGCAGCAGCAGTCCGCGGCGGCCGACGGCGAGGAGCCGCAGCCGTGAGCCACGCCTGGGCGATCGCCGCCGTCATCGCATCCATCCCGCTCGCCGTCCTCCTGGTCCTGCTGATCGGATTCATCGCGTACCGGGTCGTCGCCAACGACGTCGCGGGAAGACTCCGTGACGACGCCGCGCGCCTGCCAGGCGGCCCGCTCGACCCGCGGGCCGCCGGCCTCCAGTACGCCGCCGAAACGGTGGAGCGCTGGGGGAGGCGATGAAACCGGCACCGGTCAGGCGTCGCCCTGGGCTGCCGACTTCCTCAGGTGGGCGTCCCGGATGGACTGCACGGTCGTCCAGTGAAGCCCGACCTCGTCGCCGACCGAACGCAGCGTCGCGTGAGGCCGCGCGAGCAGCTGCACGACGTCCTCGCCGCGCAGCTCGGTCAGCCGTTTGCTCTCCCGGAGAATGCGCGTCGCGGCCCGGGCCCGCTCGGCAGGGTCCTTGATCCGTTCGACCTCGGCCAAGGCGTCCAACACCCTCTGAACCTCCGCTGGAGCATGCTCCGTCACACCCAATCCCCTTCAACGGGCGGGCACTTCCCCTCTTGTAGGTACCCCCCTACAGTGGAGGAGGCAGCCCGCACTGCCAACGCACAACGGCCCCGGCCGACAACTTCCACGCCTCGGCCGGGGCCTCCCACCCTTGAACCCTTCAAGCTGCAAGGGCAGGACATGTCTGATCGTAAGAGCCGACCCTCCGCTACGCCCATACTTCGCGCCCTCGCGTGGCTCGCCGGCCTCCTTCTCCTCGCCGTCGCCGCCGTCTGGCCCGGCTTCGCCGACCAGCTGGCGCAACTCCTCTACGTCGCCGCCGCGTTCCTCATGCTCGGCGCGGCGCACCTCCTGGCGCACCCGCCGATCCTGGCGCTCGCCGCGCTGGGCGTCGCCGTCGCGCGCCACTCCCGGAGGCGCGCCGCACCGTGAGCGACGAGTTCGCCAAAGCCGCCCGCGACGCGGTCGAGGCCGCTGACAACACCGACCAGCTGAAGCTCATCGCCGCCTTCCTCGCGGCACAGCAGCTCACCCAGCAGCAGACGTACACACAGCCGGCGTCGGCGCCCCGCGCGGACTTCAACGCCCGTAAGTGGCTCACCATCGGCGCAGTGGTGTGCGCTGTCGGCGCCATCGGTGCCGTGTTCGCCATCGCGTTCGCCCTGGCCGCCATCGCCGTCGCCATCGGCGCGGTCTGCGCCACCGGCTGCTTCCTCATCCTGCGCTCGATCTGGCGCGACATCCGTAACCGCTGACGGACATCACGAGAGAGACGATGACCGACACCATCACGCCCGAAGCGCCGGCCGAGGCGCAGCCCGACACCAGCCCGCAGGAGGCAGCCCCGCCACCGCAGCCCGTCGACAACCCGAAACTGCCCGCACCCGGCGTCGTCACCGAGAAGCGCCGCCCGATCATCACGCCGTGGCTGCGCAACAGCCGCGACTTCCGCGCCACCACCAAGCGCGCCGCAGGCCACGCCTGGTACGCCACCGCCTTCCACGGCCTGCGCGCCCCCTGGTACGCCGCACAGCTCACCACCATGGCGCCCCGCGGCGCATGCCGCTTCGTCGCCTCGACGAACCGGTGGATCTGGGACCGCGAGGCCGCACCCCTGCGCGCCTTCGCCGTCGCCCAGGACGACGTCACCGAATACATGCAGCTCGCCCGGCTGCGCGCCGGCCGGGTCCGGCTGCGCCTGTTCGTCACCGCCGTCGCCGCCGCCTTCGGCCTCAGCTTCGCGATCTGGCTGTACGTCATGGCACCCGACATCCTGTACGCGTTCGCCGCCGGAGCCGTCCTCACCCTCGGCTACGCCGGCCAGCAGCCCGACGCCCCCGTCATCGGCCCCGCCGTCATGCGCACCGAGCTCCAGAAGCTGACCGGGACGATCGTGCTGCGCGCCCTCGAATCGATCGGCAACCCGAAGATCGTCGCCGCCATCAAGAAGGGCGGCGACATGAACGGCATGCGCTTCACCAGCGAGATCACCCGCGACGGGCCCGGCTACCGCGCCGACCTCGACCTGCCGTACGGCGTCGTGCCCGAGGACGTCATGGAAGAGCGCCAGGCCCTCGCCTCCGGCCTGCGCCGCAAGCTCGGCTGCGTGTGGCCGTCCGGCGACCCCGACGAGCACGAAGGCCGCCTCATCCTGTGGGTGGGCGACAAGCCCATGAACGAGACCACGAAGCCGCCCTGGCCGCTGCTGAAGGAAGGCGAGGTCGACCTGTTCAAGCCGGTCGTCTTCGGCAACGACCAGCGCATGCGGGACGTCGTCGTCTGCCTCATGTTCGTCTCGGTCGTCATCGGCTCCGTACCGCGCATGGGCAAGACGTTCCTGCTGCGCCTGCTGCTCCTCATCGCCGCCCTCGACCCGCGCGCCGCGATCCTCGCGTTCGACTTCAAGGGCACCGGCGACCTCGGCCCCCTCGAGCCGGTCTGCCACCGCTACCGGTCCGGCGAGGAAGACGAGGACCTCGAGTACGTCGTGCACGCCATGCGCGAGCTGAAGGACGAACTCAGGCGCCGCGCAAAGGTGATCCGCAACCTGCCCAAGAGCCGCTGCCCCGAGTCGAAGGTGACGCCGGCCCTCGCCAACGACAAGAGCCTCGGCCTGCACCCGATCGTCGTTGGCTTCGACGAGTGTCAAGTCCCCTTCGAGCACGAGAAGTACGGTGCCGAGCTCGAGAGCATCTGTACCGACATCGCCAAGCGCGGCCCCGCCCTCGGCATCATCGGCATCTTCGCCACGCAGCGGCCCGACGCGAAGAGCCTGCCGCCCGGCATCTCCGCCAACGCCATCCTCCGCTTCTGCCTCAAGGTCATGAGTCACCAGGCCAACGACATGGTCCTCGGCACCGGCGCCTACAAGGCCGGCATCCGCGCCACCATGTTCAGCCGCTCCGACCGAGGCATCTGCTGGATGTCCGGCGAAGGCGACGACCCCGTCATCGCCGCGTCCGCGTTCGTCGACGGCCCGGCCGCCGAGGGCGTCGTCGCACGCGCCCGCCAGCTGCGCGAGGCGTACGGCAACGTCACCGGCCACGCCATCGGTCAAGGCCCGTCCGCCAGCCGCGGCATGGACGTCCTCGGCGACGTCGCCAAGGTGTTCCACGCCGACGAAGAGCAGCTGTGGTGCGAGCGCATCGCTGCCCGCCTCGCAGAGACGCTGCCCGACGTCTACGGCGAATGGACAACCGCCAGCGTCGCCCCCGCACTCAAACCGTGGGGCGTCGCCACGGCCGACGTGTGGGCCACCGGAGACGACGGCAAGGGCACCACCAAACGCGGCATCAAGAAGGCCGACGTCCTGGCCGCCGTCACTCGCCGTGACGCTGATCGGGTCGCCGCGTAGATCACGGAGCGCCGCTAGGCCTAGCACCCGCCACTGCTAGGCCTAGCACCCCCGCTAGCAGCAGAACACGGCCCTGACCAGGAAACTAGCGCCTAGCAGCAGGGCCCCGCGAGACGCCAAATACCGGCCTCAGACAGGGAAGACGCCCCCATGCTCACTGCTTGCTTGCTGCTCGCCGCAACACCGCTCTGCTACTGGCTGTTATGCCTCGTCCAGCCGTTCCGCAAGTGCCGACGCTGTGCCGGCACCGGCAAGACCGAACGCCGCGGCAGCATCATCGTCTGCCCGCGCTGCCGCGGCGAACGCTGGCAACTGCGCCGCGGCCGCCGACTGCACAACGCCTGGCGTCGCATCCACGAAGCCGGCACCCGCGAGCGGCCGGCACGCGCATACCGCAACTGATATCCGCACGATCCGGCACCAACTCCCGCGTAACTCCGTACCATCCAGCCACAGACACGTCCTGGGGGGACCATGCACCGCACCATTCCCGCGCTCGCCGCTGCCCTGCTGCTCGCCGGCACGCTCGGCGCCTGCTCCGACGGATCGTCGGACGCCAAGCCCGCGAAGCGCTCGGCCACCGTGAAGGCATCCGCCGCGGCCGCCAAGCCGAAGAAGCTGACCGGCACTTACACCGCCAAGCTCGACGCCGTCTCCGATGGATCGGTCGCCGACTGCCAGTCGCCGAGCAGCGTCACCTGCTCCGACGACCTCGGCGCCATCATGACCGTCGTCGACGACCTCCAGAAGGACATCGACGCCCAGGGCGGCGCGGCCAAGTACCCGGAGAGCACGAAACAGATCGCGAAAATGCGCGCCGCGCAGCAGGAGTACGAGGACAACGCCTGCGAGGGCGACCCGACGGCGGACGACCCGAACTCCGACTGCTGGGGCACCATGCAGATCACCGTCGGCTCGAAAACGCTGACCATGACACTCAACATCGACGAACTGTCCTGAGAACGGCCACCCCAACCGCTCCGCACCTCGAAAGGAACCGACATGCGGCTGCGCTGGCGCATCCCGCTTCCCGGCCCGTTCTCCATCGGCGGCAGCATCCCGCTCACCGGCGGCCGGCGACGCAGCAGCGGAGGTGCCGGCTGCATCACCGCGCCGTTGCTCCTCCTGTGGTGGTGCCTGATCCTCGAGGCCTGGCTGTGCTGGTGGATGCTCAAACCCTTCTACATCGTCGCCGTGCTGGTGCAGCGCAAGGCGACTGCGCAGCACATCCCGATCTGGCGCAGCCGCAACGGCTGGTGGTGACCAAGGTGGAAGATGCCCCTGTGACCGAACAACCCTTCAACGCCCTCCAGTTCGCGCGAGACCTCGAGCGCCTCCGGGCCGACCTCGAACACGAAGCGAACCCGTACATGCCGATCGAGCACCAGAGCGCCGCCTCCGCGGCGCTGCTCATCGTCATCAACGAGCTGACGGCAGGCACGGACCACACCACCGCAGTGTCGCGCGCCACGGCCGCCTACAAGGACATCCGAGGCCGGCAACGGGAGCACGAGCACTCCACCCGCGCGCAGCAGGAGCGCGACGAGGCAGAGCTCGCGGCTGAGGAAGCCGTCACGCAGAAAGTCGCCTGCCCGTACTGCGGCGCAGAGGTCGGCCTGCGGTGCGTGGGGACAGGGCGCAGCGGCGGCATAAGGAAGAAGAGCCACGCCGACCGATTCCGCCTCGCCCGCGGCCTCAACGACAAGGCACCCGACCCCACCGCCGGCGACGTACGCTGACCGACGAGCCCTCGAGAAGGGCAGGCGTACCGGGCGGCCGTACACCGCCCGCGTCACGGGCGGGCCGCGCGAACCCGTGCGCCCGGGAGGGGTTGAACCCCGGCCCGCCCACAAGCCCTTCGGGAGGAACGCATGCGCTGGCCCTGGCAGCCGAAGCCCGCACCGCAGCCGCGCGCCGACCGGACACGGATCGCTGAGCTGGAGTACGAGCTCTTCGGCATCGAGCCCGAACCCAACACCGCGGCCGCGTTCGCCATCGGCCTACGCCGAGCGTTCAACCCGGACCTCGGCGGCCCGCTCCCCGGCTACGACGGCGGCACCGACCTCTCGCGCATCCCCATGCAACCCATGACCATGAACCGCACCGTGCCGGCGGCTCCGCAGCCCTGATCCTCGAACCACCGATCGAGGCCCCGCCTTCCAGCGGGGGCCTCGTCGTGCACGGGTACCACCCCGGGGCTCACCCGTGTCACATCTCCGACACGAAGAGTGCGTGCAGTATCCACGTTGCTCCATATTGCCCCCACAATTGCCGGGCTCAGTACAGTCCTTGGGGGGACCATGCACGCCAGAACCGCGCTCGTCGCCGCCGCCATCCTCGCGGCCACACTCACCGCATGCAGCGGGAACCACAAACAGCCAGCCGCTGACACGAGCACCAGCAGCAGCAAGCTCAAGGCGCCGGCCGCGCAGACGAAGGCTGTCTCGGTGCGCCTGGCCTGGAGCCGGACTGCCAAGGACGGCGGAGGCGACACCGAGGTCTCGTACGTCGCCCGGGTCCAGAACCCGGGCAAGTCGCCAGCCTCCGTCGCCATTGACGTACGCGCCCTCGACGAGACCGGCACGATCGTCGGCTCCAGCCAGGAGACCCTCCCGAACGTCCCGGCCGGCGCCACCTTCGACTTCTTCGGCAACCTCGGCGGTGGCTTCTCGGCGAGCCTCACCGGCACACCGGCCAAGCTCCAGATCTCCCAGAACAAGGACGCCTTCGGCCAGGCCGGCGCCGTCGACAGCCCCATGCTCGCCTCCAGCGAGCTAAAGCTCAGCAGCGGCAGCCGAGACGACCTGTACACCGACGCCAACGCCCCGTATGCCTACAACCTCGCCGTCAAGGTCACGAACAGCACTCACGATGCTGTCGCCAACGGCGTCGTTCAGCAGGTCGTCTTGTACGACGCGAAGGGCAACGTGGTGGGCGGCGATACTGGTTCCTCGGACAATGCGCCCGACAATCTGCCCGCAGGCATGAGCTACCGGGAGCAGTGGACCGGCATCCCCGCCGCGGCGAAGGCCGTTCGCGCCGCCTACACCGTCTGGCAGGGCTGATCAGTCCTCGTCGTCGTACAGGGCCGGGAACGAGTGGTGCGCCACGTCACTGGCGTAGGCCGCTACTTCGGCCATCTCTTCGGCGGTCAGCGGGCGCGGGTTCCGCAGGCCCGTAGCGAGACTGTCCGCAATGGCGCGGCCAAGGGACTCAGTCTGCTCGGAGATGGAGGGCTTGCCGAACCGGCGACGCATCAGATGGTGCATGCGACCAGCATGGCACTCCTGGTCGTACGGGCACACTGATCACGTGACCACCACCAGCACCGGGCGTGACGGCCGGCCCCTCGTCACCACGGCCATGGCCGCCTACTCGCTCGGCATGAAGCCCGACAGCTTCCGCAGCTGGGCACGACGCCACGGCGTCAAGGCCGCCAACTACCAGCGCACCCCCGGCAGCACCGGCCAGGCCCCCGCCATGTGGGACCTCGCAGACCTCACCAGCGCCATACGCCCAGGCAAGGCCGCTTGACCACAGATCAATCGCCACGCATCATCAGTCATGGTGCACGTACTGCCTCATGAGCCCGGCCACAGAGCCGGGCTCCGGCATATCCGGGGGTGGCCATGACCGAGCCCACCCTCGCCGGCCCCGCCATCGCAGCCGACGCAATGCAGAGCGTGGCCGACAGACGACGCATGCAGCTCCAGCACCAGGTCCTCGAGGAAGAGGCCAACTGCTGGTGGTGCAGTGGCCCCGTAGACCAGACCCTCCCTGGCACCACCCACCCATGGGGTCCTGTCGTCACCCACATCCGCCCACTGTGGGCAGGTGGCGACTCACTAGCCAGGGACAACAGCCACCTGGCGCACCGCTCCTGCCATGCCTCCTACTGCCACCAGCTCAGAGCAGCAGCACAGCAGCAGTAGCCCCTACTGCCCTACTGCCTAGGTGCCCCATGCCACAGCTCAGTGCACAGGAGATCGAGCGGCGCACGAGGCAGGCTCGAAGCGGACGACCTTGGCGAAGAGTTCAAGCCCAGGTCTTTGCGGAGGAGACCCACTGCTGGTGGTGTCACAAGCTCGTCGACCAGTCCCTGCCCGGGAGGACCCACCCGTACGGCCGGACCGTCGACCACGTCGTCCCCCTCTGGCTCGGAGGCGAGCCCCTCGACCGATCCAACTGCCGGCTGGCCCACCGCAAGTGCAACACGGCCAGGAACAACCAGCTCCGCGGAGCGCAGCAGCCGCGCCCCAGCTTCTCAGTGGACGTCGCAAGCCTCTGAGCTGCGGAAACGTCGCGATCATGGCTGTGACCTGACCAAGATCGACTTTTTTGATCATGGGGTGGCCGACCCCGCCCCCACCTGACCCTCCCTCTCCCCCCGCGGAATTTCACAGGAGGGTGATGATCATGGAGGGGCCCGATTCGGGTTCTGATTTCCCGGCCGGCCTCGCGGATCGGGGATCGCGGCTCTGGCGGGAAGCAAATGAGGCTTGGCAGCTGACGCCTGCGCATCTCGTTTTGCTCGAAGAGGCTTGCCGTATCACTGACCGGCTCGATGTCCTCAACACCATCATCCTGCGGGGATCCGCGGACGTCAAGAGTAATGACGGTGAACTCCCCGATATTCAGGGTGTATTGGCGGAGACCCGGCAGCAACAGGGCGCTCTTCGGATGCTTATCGCCGAGATTCGCCAAGGCCAGACAGGGTTTGCGCCGGTCGTGCCGAGTTCGGAGCAGGAGGCGACGGGTGTCAGTGACCTCACCGCCCGCATCGCCAAGAAGAAAGCCCAGGGTTGAGCTCGGGCCGCCGGCCGAGTACACGCTCGGCCCGGAGGCCTGCGAGCTCGCCCGCCGCGCGGGACTGATCGCGGATCCGTGGCAGGCGGACAGTCTCGACCTGCTGATGTCGGTGCGGCCCGACGGCAAGTGGGCCTGCTTCGAGTTCGCCGAGTGGGTGCCCCGGCAGAACGGCAAGGGCGCCGTGCTGGAGATCCGGGCGCTCGCCGGGTTCCTGCTGCTGGGCGAAGAGCTGATCATGTGGTCGGCGCACGAGTACAAGACGGCGATCCGCGCCTTCCGGCGTATGCGGAAGCTGCTGAAGAAGCTCGGCAAGCAGGTCGGCAACAACGAGAACCTGCTCGAGGTCGACGGCATCCGCATCAAGATCTGCAACACCAATGGTGAGGAAGGCTTCGAGCGCCTCGACACCAATGCGGAGCTGAAGTTCATCGCCCGCAGCAAGGGATCGGGGCGCGGTTTCACCGGCCATCTGAACATCATCGACGAGGCCTTCGCGTACACGTGGGAGCAGAACGAGGCCCTCATGCCGACGATGCGGGCCGTCGAGAACCCGCAGATCGTCTACACGTCGACGCCGCCGCTGACCGGCGATACCGGCGACGTGATGTACGCGCTGCGCCAGCGCGCCGAGGCGGGCGGGGACGACTCGCTGGGCTACCGCGACTGGGGCCTGGACGGCGACCTCGACCATCTGGCCGACATCGACCTGGACGACCAGGCGCTGTGGGAGCGGACGAATCCGGCCTGGGGCACGCGCGTCACCCAGGAGGCGTCGGCGCGCGACCGGCGCGGTATGTCGGATCAGGGCTTCGCGCGGGAGATCCTCGGCATCTGGCCGAAGCGCGTCGAAGGTTCCACGGTCATCGACCCGGCCAAATGGGCGTCCATGCTTGAGGAGTTCTCGCAGCGTGACCGGGACGCCGGCCTGGCCCTGGGGCTCGACATCAGCCCGCTGCGGGACTCGGCGGCGATCTGCGTGTACGGGCTGCGGGCGGACGGCTGCGGGCACGTCCAGCTGGCCGACTACCGGCCCGGCACCAAGTGGGTTGTGCCGCGGCTGGTCGAGCTGCGCGGGGCTCTCGAGCCGCTCGCGATCGCCATGGGCAAGGGCACGTGGGCGTTCTTGAAGACGGCCCTCGACAAGGAGGGCTTCAAGCTTCCGGAGAATCCGGAGGAGCCGGAATCGGGCGACCTTGCCGTGACGGGCCCGGTCGACATGGCCGCAGCCGCGGGCATGGTCCTCGACGGTGTCCGCGAGCAGGCGTTCCGCGTCGTGCCAAACCGGCACCTCGACGTGGCGGTGGCCGGCGCGAAGACCAAGTCGTCCGGCGACACCATCGCGTGGACGCCCACCAAGTCCGACGTGGATATCACGCCGCTCGTTTCCATGAGCCTCGCCCGCTGGTCCTACATCAGCCGGTCCCATCTGCTCGAGGCCAAGTCCTATGACCTGCTCGACAGCATCTACTGACGCCTGGAGGGGAGTTATCCGTGCGCAACCCCTTCCGTAGCGTGCTGCGTCGTGGCGGCTCGGAGCAGCGGGCTCTGGATTCGACGACGGTGTCGTGGCCGGTCGAGCCGCTGGCCGCGCCGGCCGCCGTCAATGAGGACGGGGCGCTGCGGCTGGGACCGGTGCTTGCGGCCGGCCGACTGCTCGCGGCGACGATCTCCTCCGTGCCGTTGTGCGTGTACCGGCAGGTGGGCGGTCAGACGCAGCAGCTGCCGACGCCGTCGCTGTTCACTCAGCCGTGCGCGCAAGGCACGCTGCACGACTGGATCTTCCGGGCCGTCACCTCGCTGGCGTACCGAGGCAACGCCATCGGTGTGGTGACGGCCCGGGACTACCTGGAGTACCCGACCGCCATTGAGTGGCTGGACCCGGCGAACGTGCTGTGCGAGGACCGGGTGCAGCTCGCCCCGCTCGGGGAGCCGGGCTCGTTCACGAACCCGAAGTGGTTCTACCTCGGGGAGCCGCTGCCGTCCGAGGACGTGGTGCACGTCCCGTGGTTCCAGCTGCCGGGCCGTGTGTTCGGGCTGTCGCCGATCGGCGCGTACGCGGTGACGGTGAGCACGGGGCTGGCGGCGCAGAAGTTCTCCGACGACTGGTTCCGTGCCGGCGGTGTGCCACCGGGCCGGTTCCGGAACACGTCGCAGACCGTCCCGCAGGATGACGCGAACATCATCAAGCGGCGCTTGGTGCAGGCGATCCGGTCGCACGAGCCGATCGTGTACGGCAAGGACTGGGAGTACGACCCGTTCACGATCTCGCCGAACGAGGCGCAGTTCGTGCAGACGATGCGGCTGACGGCCTCGCAGATCGCGGCCATCTACGGCATCCCGCCCGAGATGATCGGCGGCGAGACCGGCGGGTCGATGTCGTACAGCTCGCCCGAGCAACGGCAGATCGAGCTCGTGCAGTTCTCGTTGCTGCCGTGGCTGTCGCTGCTGGAGTCCCACTTCAGCACGCTGCTGCCGCGGGGCCAGTTCGTGAAGTTCGACTCCGACGTGCTGATCCGCGCGGACCTTGCGACGCGCATCGAGGCGTACGAGAAGAAGCGGCTCATCGGCTGGGACAACATCGACGGCCTTCGCGCCCTGGAGAACGAGCCGCCGCTGCCGGACGGGGCCGGATCGGACTACACGCCGCTGCCGCTGGCCGCGGGCAAGCCGGTCGCCGTTCCGGCGATCCGGGAGCACGACGGCGGCGTGGACGACGCGCGGCTGCGCCTCATCACGAACCAGAAGGGTTAACACCATGGTTGACCGGCGCTCGCTCATCGACGCCCCCGAGCGGCGGTCCATCGCCGCGACCGACTTCGAGCTGCGGCAGGCGGGGGATTCCCTCATGCTCAGCGGCTACGCCTCCGTCTTCGACCACCCGTACGACGTCCTCGGCGGCGCACCGCGCGGCTGGACCGAGGTGGTCGACCGGCGGGCGTTCGACGTGACGCTGGCCAACAAGCCCGACGTGCACCTCCTTATCAACCACGAGGGCATGCCGCTCGCACGGACCAAGTCCGGCACCCTGCGCCTGGGAACGGACGCGCGCGGGCTGCTGGTGACCGCGGACCTCGACCGGCGTGACCCGGACGTGCAGCGCCTCGAGACGAAGATGGCCCGGGGCGACATGGACGAGATGTCGTTCGCGTTCCGCGTGAAGAACGACGCCTGGTCCGACGACGACTCCCAGCGCCGCCTCACCGAGGTGTCCCTGCACAAGGGTGACGTCAGCGTCGTCAACTTCGGCGCCAACCCCGCCACGTCCGCCGAGCTGAACATGCGCTCGGTCCTCGACTACCTCACCAGCGTGCACCCCGACGACGCGGCCGCCGAGCTGCGCGCGCTGGGACAGTCCGCGGCCGGCGACATGGTCCGCGCCGGCGAACGCCTCGCCGAGCTGCGCCGGCTGATGCCGGGCCGGGAGGCCCGCGCGCTGAGCCGCGCCGAGGCCTTCGCGGTCGTCGCCGGCGACCTGGAACTGTCGGAACGCGCCGACCAGGGCAACATCACCACGCCCAACGCGGCAGACCTGAACGCCGCGGCCCGCCAGTACGCGGCCTCCCGCGGCTGGGCGATGCCGAACGGCTCGTATCCGATACGGCCGGCGAACATGCACGGCGCCTCTGACCTGGAGGCCGCGCTGAGGGCAGTGGGCCGCGGCAGCGGATCGCACGACGCGATCCGCAAGCACATCGCCACCCGCGCCCGCGCGATCGGCCTGTCCGACCAGATCCCGTCCAACTGGAACCCGGACGGGAGCATCAGCGGCTGACCAGCCGCAGCACCCCCTAAAACCAACCGCGATCCGGCACGGACTCGCGGCGCTGTCGCACGCCTGGCACTGGCGCACGGCGGCTCATCACGGCCTGGCACTGGCCGCCGTCATGATCCCCACGCCAGACAGGAGACTCGTCATGGACGAGCGTCTCAAGCGGCTCATTGCTCGTCGCGAGCAGGCCGCGAAGGACCGCGAGCAGCTGCTCGCCCAGCGCAAGGCCATCGTCGACATCGCCGAGGAGGAGGCCCGCGAGGACCTCTCCCCGGAGGAGGACACCGAGTTCCGCGGCCTGACCGAGCAGGTCAAGACCAAGGACGAGGAGATCCGCGCGTTCGACGAGCGCATCACCGAGCTGTCGGAAGAGGCCGAGCGCGAGCAGCAGGTCACCGCCGGCGCGGCAGCGGTCCGCCGGGCGCAGGCCCGCGTGCAGTCCGTCACCGAGGGCCGCACCTATGACCAGCACAGCGGCCGTTCCTACATGCAGGACCTGATGCGGGTCCAGCTCAACATGGACGGCGACGGCACCGCGATCGAGCGGCTGCGCCGTCACGCCCAGGAGGTCGAGACCGACAAGGAGTACCGCGACCTCACCCGCACCGACGGTGCCGGCGGCTACTTCGTGCCGCCGCTGTGGCTCATGTCGCAGTACGTCGAGCTCGCCCGCGCGGGCCGCGCGTACGCGAACCTGTGCAACGGTGAGGCGCTGCCGCCGGGCACGGACAGCATCAACATCCCGAAGCTGGCCACCGGCACCGCGACCGGCATCCAGACCGCGGACAACGGCAGCGTGCAGGAGACCGACCTCACGGACACCTCCGTGACCGCCCCGGTGCGCACCATCGCCGGTCAGCAGGACGTCGCGATCCAGCTCCTGGACCAGTCGCCGATCAGCTTCGACCAGGTCATCTTCCGTGACCTGGTGGCGGACTACGCGACCAAGCTGGACCTGCAGGTCATCTCCGGCTCGGGCAGCTCCGGTCAGGTGACCGGTGTCCGCAACACGTCGAACATCGTCACCATCTCGGCGGGCACGGCCACCGTGTCTGCGATCTACAGCAAGATCGCGGACGCGGTGCAGCGGGTCCACACCTCCCGCTTCATGCCGCCGACCGTCATCGTGATGCACCCGCGCCGCTGGGCGTGGTTCCTCGCCGCGGTCGACTCGCAGGGCCGGCCCCTGGTGGTGCCGGACGCGGGCAACCCGATGAACGCGGTCGCCACCCTCGGCGCGGTCGGCTCGCAGCAGGTCGTCGGGCAGATGCACGGCCTGCCGGTCGTGACGGACCCGTCCATCCCGACCACGCTGGGCACGTCCACCACCGAGGACGTCATCCACGTGCTGCGCGCCTCGGACCTGCTGCTGTTCGAGTCGGGGATCCGTACGCGGGTGCTGCCGGACGTCGGCTCCGGCAACCTCACCGTCCGTCTCCAGGTGTACGGCTACCTGGCCTTCACGGCGGGCCGCTACCCGCAGTCCGTCGTCGAGATCGGCGGTGCGGGCCTGGTCGCACCGTCGTTCTGACAGGCCGAGCAGAAAAGGGCAGCCGTCATGCGCGTCATCGTGGCGGCTGCCGGAAGCCAGAAGAAGTGGGGCGGACACCTCGGCGTCCGCTCCCACTTCGCTCCCGTACGCAGCGTCCTGGAGGGCGACGAGCCCGCCGTGCCGCTGCTGGAGCGGACGCTGACGCAACTGGCCGCCTACACGAGCGATGTGTGGCTGACCGTGCCGGCCGACGAGCCCGGCCCGTACGAGGCGCTGGCCGCCGCGCACGGGGCGCGCACCCACCAGGCGGACGCGGCAGCCCGCAACGAGTTCGAGTCGTCCCGGCCGGTGTGGCGGCCGGACACCGTCAACGTGCTGCTGCTCGGGGACGTGTGGTTCACCGACCGTGCCCTGGACACGATCCTCACCGCGGCGGCCGTCACCAGCACTGATGACGACGGGTTCCGGTTCTTCGGCCGGGAGCACGCCTCAACCGTGACCGGCACGCCCTGGGGTGAGATCTTCGCGAACTCCTGGCGCGGCCGGAACAACGACCGCATGTCCGCGCTCACCGACGCCACACGCCGCGAGCAGGACGCGGGCCGGGCCGATCCGACGAAACACGGCTGGACGATCCTGCGCATGCTCCAGGGCACCCCGCTACGCCAGCACGAGGTCCGGCCGCCCTGGTGGGTCGAGATCGACGACGCCACCGACGACCTGGACTTCCCCGACGACTACCGCCGCCACCCTGCCACCCGCGGCCTGACCCCTGGAGGCACCGCGTGCGCGTGATCGGCCTGCTGTCCTGGTACGAGGAATCGCCCGCGTGGCTCGCCCAGTGCGTCGCCTCCGCAGCGAAGATCTGCGACCACCTGATCGCGGTCGACGGGCCGTACGCCCTGTTCCCCGGCGCCACCCGCAAGGCCGCCTCGGGCAGCGAGCAGGCGGACATCATCGCCCACACCGCGGCAGGTGCCGGAATGGGCTGCACCATCCACACGCCGCGGCAACCGTGGTGGGGCAACGAGGTCGACAAGCGGGACTTCATGTTCCGCCTCGGCATGACGTTCGCCGAGCCCGGCCGCGACTGGTTCCTGCGCATCG